CTCCAGGCTTATCACTCTTTGGACGGCGTTTAGGTTTTGGGAGGGAAAGTAATTTCTTTTCCTCTTCACTTAAACCTTTCGCTTTATTCCAAAGTGTCTTCCTTAGATTTAGCGCTTCTTTTTCTTCAGCATTAGAAGGATTAATAAAGACTTTAACATCAGGATGTTTAGTCTTAAAATTAATCCATTCTTTATTAATTGAAGAAACCAAAAGTTTCTTGTCATCTACTTTCGGCAACTTTTTATGCGTGGAATACCACGTATCAAATGATTCTCTAGTTAATTTTTTAGCTTTAAAATCAGCAGTTGCTTGTTCGATGTCAAGAGTTAGAGCCGTTCGTAACCATCGTCGCGAACGTTTATCTTCTTTTGGCCAAATTTCTAAAAGTCGTTTTTCTACAGTAGTGAATTCTCGGACTGCCTTTTCCTTCTTAGGGATCGGGGCCTTTTTTTCCACTGGGACGTCTGTAGGAGCTTTCTTTACAGGTTTGAGCTTATTATCGATAAATTCGTTTAAGAATTTTTCAAATATAGTCCAATCTCCTATATCAAAAGCTTCCTTTAGATTTTTGGGACCTTTCTTTTCTTTCTGATGTTGTACATTGATAGAAGATGCAAAACCTTTCGGTTTCACCGGAAGGCTTTCCATCTCTTCGACAAATGATACATCCTCCGTTATATCGTGACAGAACCATTTATCACCTTCCTTAGTATAACAACTATGGTCAGTGGCAATAAATGTCTCTGCACTTTCTAACGCAGCTTTTTCAGAAATATAAGAACCTTTATGACCGAAATAAGAACTATCGGGGCAATGATGTATAAAATCAGTGCGACGTAGCTTACAAACGTTACAAAAGGTCAAGGAAGATATTAAAAGATCAATATCTTTGTCTCCTTGAGAATTGACTTTCTCATTAGTGTGATACGTAAGTATATGATTTAGAAATCCCCATAGGGACGTAAAAGTCAAATGCTTGCAGTACACAGTATAGCGTTGGAATGCATAATCTAACGCATGAGAAAAATCACAGCTGACAGGCTTATCTCCATCTATAAAACCGTAGTTATGTTTCACTACGGAGCTATATGTGGGCTTCTCAGCTGCTGCTGCTTCTACTGCTTGG